TATTACTAAACAGAATGCTACGGGCGGGGGTGACCCCCAACACAACCGCAGCTAGAAACTGGTTTAGAAACAAAATTAGAGATGCAAGAGTGTCTAGACAATCATTGTTATCTGATGGTGATAGGAGAAGGGCGCGCCCTACTATTGGTAGAATGTATTGTTATGCATATGATCCAAAATACGGAGAAAAATTACCATATTACGATGAATTTCCACTAATTTTTATGGTAAAACCAGAGCCAGGCGGGTTTTTAGGAATAAATCTACACTATGTATCGCCGAGAAACAGAATTATAATAATGGATTCTCTTTCAAAAATTGCAAATAATAATAAATATGATGATTCTACCAAACTGCAACTAACTTGGAAAGCATTAACTAATCTATCAAAGTTTAATATGATAAAACCATGCGTAAAAAAGTATCTATATAGTCAGGTTAGATCAAAATTTGTCATGATTGATGCAAACGAATGGGACTTGGGAATATTTTTACCTGTACAAAAATTCAAAAAGGCATCTGCATCAAAAGTTTGGTCAGATTCCGCACAAATGGGAAGATAAATGTTTAGCGTAGACACAATAAAAAATACATTCAATAAAACTGGAGTTACAAAAGGTAACAAATATGCCTTGGAAATTGTAAAACCAGTTGGAATGGTAGGAATTCAAGATATCGATTTACAAGATATTCGAGTGAGAATTAATTCTGTAGAATTGCCAGGAAAACAAGTCGCAACAAGTGAAGTTAAATATTATGGACCACTAACAAAAAGACCTTATGGACAAATTTTTGAGGATTTAACTTGCGAGATTATTTGTTCTGCAAATTTGATTGAAAGAAGATTTTTTAGTCACTGGATGGACTTTGCATACGATCCAGTACAAGCAAGAGCTGGATATTACCAAGAATATGTAACACAAACCAAGTTTAAATCGTTTGGAGAACACGGCGGAGAATTTTTATATGAATGCACATTTGATGAGTGTTATCCGATTTCGATAGGACCTCTAAATTATGCTTATGGGAATGAAGATTTACTCACAATGCAAGTAACTTTTGCATACAAAAAGTGGTATGATCAACATAACAACTTCCCGTCAGGTGGTAATGCTGCCACGGGGTTTGATGCATATGACAGTACAATAAGTGCCAGTCTAAATCAAGCAACAGAATATATGAACGCACTTCAGTCTGGATTGCAAAACCTTTCAGTCGAGTTTGGTCCATATGGTATTAATTTTAATGGAATTCCAGAAATACCAAACATTGATATTCATCAAACATTGGGAGGCGCAGCAAGATCGTTGTCTGGAAATTTAAAAAATAATGCTAAAAATAGTTTGAATAATTTTATAAGTCGTGCATTTTAATTGATTATATTATAGGAGAAAAATTATGACTTTACCAGTGTTGGACCAACCAACTTATGAATTGACTTTACCATCTACATCTAAAAAAATCAGATATCGTCCTTTCTTAGTAAAGGAAGAAAAAATATTATTGATGGCTCAAGAAGGTGGAGATTTAGGAGAGCAAATAGAATCTGTCAAACAGATTATTAGAAACTGTATTATTACTAAAGATGTGAAAATAGAAAAATTATCTACGTTTGATATTGAATACATTTTTGTAAAAATTAGATCAAAATCTGTAGGACAAAATATAGAGTTGCAATATAGAAGAGATGATTGTAAAGAAGTTTTGGATGAAGATAATAATCCGCCACCAAGAACTTGTCAAATCGATTTTATAGTCAATTTAGATGAAGTTTATATTGACAAAGTGGATACACACACAAATAAAATTCAATTAACAGACAATATTGGAATTTTTATGAAATATCCAGATTTTAAGATGTTGCATAAAATATCAACAATGAATAATTATGAAGAAATGATAGAAGTTATTGGTGATTGTATTGAAACAATTTATATGAATGAAGAACTATACGATCCAAAAGAATATACAAACGAAGAATTAAATAATTTTCTAGAAAGTTTTTCTCAAGAACAATTTCAAAGGGTTAGTAATTTTTTTGATACAATGCCACAAACAGCATATGACGCACAAATGGTTTGCAGAAAGTGTGGATGGAGAAATGAATTAAAATTGAGAGGAATTACGGATTTTTTCGTATAAGCTTATATCATGAAAGTCTGGTATCTCTGTACCAGACAAATTTTTCTCTTATGCAATATCATAAATACAGTTTAACAGAGTTAGAAAATATGATACCTTGGGAACGAGAAATATATATAACAATGTTGATTAACTATATTAAAGAATTGGAAAGCAAAAGAGGATAGTATGGAAACGACCGAAAACAGAGAAAACAAGTTTCAATCTTGGATTGATTTAGCACAAGCAATAGATTCTTGGAGAATATTCCCAAGAATTTTTATCACAACATATATCTATCTACTCTATGCTGTAGTATCTTGGTTTATGACACTATCAAATCCAAATCTAGAACAATCTGGCTTAGTGAGTATTGTAGTAGGCGCAGGGGCTGCTTGGTTTGGATTGTATCTTGGTTCAGGAGGCAAGAAATAAATGGCCCAACCAGCCTCATTAGAAATGATTGCCAGTAATATTAGTCAATTTAATGGTAATTATAGAAAACTTTCCGAAACACTTAAACAAACATCTGAAAGATTGGATACAGGTTCCGCATCAGTAGCTTTGCAACAGTTGGGAGATGTGATTTCTGCATCACAAGACTTATCTGTTGGAGAGTTGAAAAAAACAAGAAAAGATCTTAGTATATTAAAAGAACAAGTAAACCAATCAAACAGAATTTCAGAAGGCGATAGAGAAAATATCTTATCTCTAATTTCAAATCAGGAAAAAATTGTTTCGCAAAATACAACTCTAGCAAAAAGAGCGGCAGATTTCGTACAAACAAAGGTGAAAGAAAATTCTATTGATATTACTGGTGTAGTTTCTGGTGCGTTAGCAGAGTCTCCAGCTCTCGCCATGGGCGTTACATTCATTGGTAATAAAATAAAGGAAATGCGTGAGGCCGCAAAGGAGAGAAAGGCACAAAGGGCGGAAAGAATTGCCGCACTACAAGAGCAGGAAAGAATACAAGACCAAGAATACGAAGCACTTCGCGGCGTCATAACGAATCAACAAACATTAGAAAAAATGAATATGTCTCAAGAAGAGGCAACCCAAAATGCAATCGCGGCAGGCAAAGATTATCAAGAGTATGTAGACGAACTAAAAAATACATTAATTACCGAATCTAGAAGTAGGGCCCAACGAGAACAACTAGAAAAAGATAGGATTGAGGCACTAGACAGTCTCAGAGAAAAATACGCAATTTCAGTTGGTGGGGAAACAACCGATTCTAATGATAGTCCAGTATCAACACCCAACAAATCACCATCAGTTAGTGGCGGCGGAGATGGGTTTGAAAGAATAGAAGATGGTTTGCATGAAGGAACTCCATACTTAGCGCAGATAAGAGATCTATTAAGTTTCATGGGAGATGAAACTACAGGTGATATAGAAACGCAAAGAGAATCAAAAAGACTCGAACTAAAAAAACTGACTGAAGCAGAAAGAACAAATGAACTACTAGAAAAACTTTTAAAGGTTGGTGGAGTGGGCGGTGGAGCAGGAAACGAAGGTTCACTATTAGATACCGCCGGTGATATCGGCGGGGCACTTGCTCTTGGTTCAGCGGCATTGACACAAGTAAAAGGACTTTTTGGTAAAGTTAAGAGCTTCTTTGGATTTGGTGGAGCTCCAGAAGGAAAAGCAAAAGTAAAGTCAACAGCAAAACCGATTAAACCAAGAGGAAGATTTGGCAATCTTTTCAGGCTTGGTACAAAAATTACTGCGACAGCTGGTGGATTTTTAGGACTTAATAAACTATTTGGTGGCGCTGATGATGCAGTTGCCCCAAAACCCGCAGCATCTAAAGGATTTTTAAGAAATACATTTGATAAACTAAGGGGCGTAAACAATACCCCAGAAGTAGTTACTAGAACAGCTCCAACGGTTGGTAGAGATGCAACAACAGGAAGATTTACAAAATTGCCTGCGGCCCCACCACCACCAAAACCATCAATTATCGCAAAATCTTTTAATAGTGTGAAAAATATAATACCAAAAGGAATGTTTGGTAGAAGTTTGGGATTATTGAGTGTGGGATTTGGTGCATATGATGTTGCGCAAATATTAAAAGACGAAGATTTATCAAAAAATGAAAAAACAGAAGAAGTTTCTGCTGTAGTGGGTGGCACAGGCGGTGCAATGGCTGGAGCTGCAGCTGGAGCTATAGCGGGCTCAGTAGTACCAGTTGTAGGAACTTTACTTGGCACACTTATAGGTGGTGCCGCAGGTTATTTTCTTGGAGACAAAGTGGGTAGAGAAGCTTCTAATATTTTTAAAGCTCCAGAAAGTGTAGAACTAAATGAAGAAGGTAAAATCATAACTAAAAAAATTGAACCAATGATTGGTGAAAATTTACCGGAAAAAGTCGAACCCAGACCAGAAAGAGTTGGAAGAATGATGCCAGGCCAGGCTGCAGAACTAAAAAGGAAACAATCTGAATGGGACGCCTTATACGGATTAAGTTACGACAAGGACGGCAACTTACTTTCACAAGAAAGACAGAGTATAAATATAAAGTCAGATGAAATACAAAAACAACTAATGTTGACAGACAGACAAAAAGCAGCTTTGTTAGCAAGTCAACAAAGGAATTCTGCTATGAAAGAAAACGCATTGAATTCGGCACTACCAAGTGCCGTGGATGGTGCAAAGACAGCTATTGTCAATGCACCTACATCAGTAACGAACAATAGTTCGTCAACTGCGATAGTAATGCCTAGTGTTAGAAATAATGAAATGGCACTACTACAGTCTCATAACCTACTTAAAGGAGGATGGTAAATGGAGATCTTAAATAAAGTAAAGACATGGGCAGGCGCCTTAGCCGAGGCGGGTGTTAGTCTTATTGGATTGGGAATCGTATTGGAAATTTTGTTTAGTGGTATGAATGTCCCTTTCTGGCCAGATGTTGCTGTGACATCTAATATTTTAGGATTGCTAGGAAACTTTAGTGACCAAGGTCTAGTAGGACTTGTTGCTCTTGCAATTTTGTGGCATATTTGGAATAAAAAATAATTTCAACAATGTTTCATAAAAATTTGGATGGCATTAGTTTAATTATTTTAGGATTGATTATTCTTTTGGCCAAACCAGTTGCAACACTTGCAGCATATGTAGCCATAGTAGTTGGTGCATATTCGATTTATAAAAAATTTTAAATAAGAAAAAAGAGGGCGAATTTCGCCCTCTTTCCAACCGTAAGATAACTTATTATTTTTTTCTCCTAAAATACTTCAAATAATTTGTTATCGAAGCTTCTCTTTTGTATATCGGTCTTTTTAGGTGGTGTTATCTACCGTTTTATGGTCTGCTTCACCAAGGAATTATCCGACTTACCTTTAGTCCTCATTCGCAAGTTTCTGAAAATAAGATAATGAGTCGTCATCATCTTCATCTTCATCAGTTTCAAAACTAGAAAGTTTCTCCGCATACGATTTAGACTCTACTACTGGAGTTCGAATTGTTTCACTTTCTGTGATAATTTCTTCCTCAGCAGTAGTAGTTGCTTGCACTGTACCTAATACTTTATCCAAGCGTTCTTTGAGTTGTTCATATGATTTAAACACCTCAGGCGAAACAAACTCTTCCAGAGAATGTTGCATATTATATATATTTTCAAGTTCTTCATCACTATCTGACAAAGGGGCGGAGATATCAAATTCTGATTTATCATAATTCTGATAACCATCAACTTTACGGATTTTTAGTTTAAAGTTTGCACCACTCCAAAAATCAAATGGGTTGATTGGATCTTCGTCCTCAAACTCTGGACGCATTAGGTCTTGCAATTTGTCAAAGATTTTCTTACCATACTGATAGAGAAAAACTTTACCTTCATTGTCTGGATTAGCAGGATCTTTGACAACGTAAATGTTAGAGATATATTTCAACTTACGTTTTCTATCTCTAACGATGTTCTGGTTCGCAGTCGAACCAGTGTTCCACAACTCTGTATTGGCCTCGCAGACGGGGCATTTCTTGTTGATAGTTGTTAAACAATTATCAATCAGCCAACCGCCAGGGCCTTTGAAACCGTGATTAAACACACGGGCCCAAGGCAAATCCTCACCATCAGGCGCTGGGAGGAAACGAAAAACCGCATAACCATTTCCTGTTTTATCTACAGATGGTTTCCAAAATCTTTCATCTCTATTTGATGATGTTTGTTGTGGGGATACCGTTTTTTCTAATTCTTGTGTAAGTTTAGAAAAGTTAGAACGATTCTTCTTTAATGTAGCAAAAGACATGTATTTCTCCTAATATTCGTTGTATGTTTTTGTATTCGATTAAGTTATAGTCTAACTCAAACTATAAGAAAGACTATAACACTATTTATAACACTTGTCAATAGTGTTTTTCAAAAAACTTATAATCCATTCGGTAAAATTACATAATGAATTGCAAGTACAAGAGCAACAGAAGCACCCAATCCTACCATCATTTTACCAAAGTCTTTTGCAACCAATGGAAATACTGATTTGGTTTTCTTCTTACCAAAGTAAGTGGCCATTGCAAGTTCACGACCTGCAAGTAAACCAACAAACACCCAAGTAGTTGACATTGGAATATCATTCAACTCTTTGAAGAAGTATAAACACAACCAATAGAATAAGTCAATCAAAGTCGCAGATCTTACATATCTTGTGTTATGTTTTTCTAAAACGATTTGTTGGATTTTACCACCACGTTCACGAAACATAAAAAACAAACCAGAAACAAATACTATCGAAATGAATATCATCAAATCTACTGGTACTTGTCTTGGCAAGAAAACAGCAATGTTTGCGATATCATGACTTAACCAAGTCCACCATAAACCACCAGTGGCAACCCACTGTGCAATTCTCCAATAATTTTTATTTTTTTCGTTTACTGGTTTTGTTTCATCAAACCAATGATGAAAAAACTTATTCAGTCCAAACCAAACTACATATGCAAATGCAGCCGCTACACCATAACCCATAATAGATTTCATCAACATTTTTTCCAACACAAAAGTTGAAGCAAATACTGATAAAACTAAGAATGATGTAGAAACTGGTACACCTATTCGTGTTAATGCAACAAGTAGAGCTGGGGCCATTGCATGATACCACTGGACTTCTTGCCACGGAATTTTATTTAATCTACCATAACTGATGTCACCACCATTCATACTCCAACCATACCAGAGTGTTGCTAATAGGACAGCGGAAGCCGCAATCCATAATGTTTTATAGGAAAATCTCTCATTATTAGATGCCATCCATGTGCCGAGAGTTTGCACAGAATCGTTTGCAATAACTGCATATGCAGCTAACAGAAAGCCCACTAGGGCCCATAGTGTGAGTGCGTCCATGTTTAATCCTTTCTTTTCTGCTTGCAGGCTTTACCCCTGCGCTCACATCAGTAATACTATGTTTCAGTATTACCTTTTGGATTAGTAATTTTCTTCCAACCTACTTTTGTTTTTACTAAAACATTATCTGCTGTTTTAAAATCTACTCCAGCAGAACCAGTAGCCTCCGCAACCTCTTTTTTGTGTTTTTGTATTAACATATATGACATATTAGCAGAAATAATAAGTAAAACTGCCAACGGATCAAATACAAATATGATCGCAATTATAACCCACCTAACTGCGTTTTCTAATATGTCTGTGTTCGCCTCTTGTCCATATATCATCTCTGCAATATATTTAAGTGGTCCAACTTCCGCTTCCAATTTACGATAAGTTGACTCTAACTCAAATTTTTCAGAATTCAATTTTGTGATTTCATCTTCAGATGTTATTATGGTCGATTGCAATCTTTCTATTCTAACGGTATCGGTCTCATCTAAACCGTCTGTAGTGATTCTCACCCTAAGTCTATCAATTAATTCTTGACTCTTGCTCAATTGTTCTGTTTCTTTTGAACGCAATTCAGTAATCTTGGCACGGGCAACATCCAAAACATCATCAACCCTACCTTCTTCTCTTTCCCTATACTCAGTGACCTTTTTGGCGGTTTCTGGACCATATTTACCATCTGGTAGAGTACCAATCAAAGATTGTAATGAACGAATGTCATTGTTTCTCACATATTCTTCTAATAAATCTAAGTTTTCATTAGCAGAATTTATTATTTCATTTTGTTCGTCCACTAACTTTTGAAAGTTGGTTTGTACAGTTTCTATACGTTCTTCTTCTGCCGAAATTTGTTCATTAATTTCTTTGTTTTTAGTTATATCTTTGTTTTCTAACTTTTCAATATTTTCTTCTGATGTTGATATTAAAGTGGACAACCGTATTATCTTACGATCAATCTGTTCTATTTTCGCAATATTTTCTTCGGCCTCGGCAGTTTGTTCTATGTGCGCAGAAGATAAGAATCCAAAAATACCCATACTAGTTATTAGCATCAAAACTATAACGGCGGATGTAAGATAAATTTTAAGTAATCTTGGCGCAACATTCCAATGTCTGTGAAGCCAGACAGCGGTAACAAGTTTACCAACCTCAAGGACACCACCCATGATTATGATTGGTACTAATGCGGCCGCAAAAATCTTTGACAGGCCTATAATTGAATAATAGGCAGCAACTCCACTGATGCTGATTGCCACCAAAAATGTTAAGAGAGTCAATTTATTCTCCTAGATTATGTCCATACTCGTCATAGTAATCATCTAAGATGATATTCTTAAACAAATCTTTATAATAATCTATATTTATGTTCAAAAAGACAGAATAATTTTTACACTTCTTTTTAAACATAGGAAAGTAAATAGAATCACTTATTTTTTCTTCTTGTGTGTTTAATATGTCAAACATTTCATCAAAGATAATGAAAGTTTCCAAAGATATTTCACCCAAGTTTTCCATTTTCATAATAAATGGATATTGTCCTTTTATAGATTTGAAAATATTATCAAATCTTAAATCATTTTCTACTGCCTTGTTTATAATTTTATAAACATCTTCTTTAAAATTATAAGACATACTCTGAACTCTACGTTTCCATTGTTTATACGATTCGAGAGTTTCGTCGTCTAATAAGTTACCTGTCCACATATACTCACTATTTAAATTAAGGTAAGTTGCAAGTAAAAATTCTTCAAGTTCTTTTTTCGTAAATCTACGAGAAAGTTCTTGAAAGGTAGATTTATCTTGTCTCTTATGAAACGCAGATTCTTTTAGGCTAGTTTTTCCTTTATATTGTTTATAATCATAATCGCCTTGGAAATGAGATTTCATTGCTACATATATTTTAAAGGCTTCGAAATCATCCATCTTTCTACTCGACAATATCATCATAGTGGTAATCGTGTTACAGTTTTAG